AACTTTTCAGATGACAACGACCCTTACGAAGTTTCTGATCCAGAAACAATGCTTAAGAGCATTGACAAATAAACTACAATATGTTAAACTACTATATAATATGAAAGAGGTGATTAAATTATGAATCTATCAAGTGATACGGTTGCTGTACTAAAAAACTTCTCTGACATTAATCAAAACATTTTGGTTAAGCCAGGAAACAAAGTACAAACAATCTCGACAATGAAAAATATTTTAGCAGAAGCTGAAATATCAGAAAAGTTTGATAGCGAATTTGCTATATATGATCTACCAGAATTTTTAAGAGCAGTTGAGTTATTTCAAAAGCCTTCTCTTAATTTTAATGGCGGTTCAAATGTACAGATTGCTGATAACAATTCAAAACAATCTATTAAATACTTTTTTGCTGACAAGTCTGTTATTGTGGCGCCTACTAAAAACATCACAATGCCAGATAAAGAAGTTACTTTTACTTTAAAAAAAGATGACTTTGCCAGACTTCAAAAAGGTGTTACAACATTAAATCTACCAGACGTTGCTGTAAAAGGTGATGGTAAATCAATTACATTGGTTGCTACAGATAAAAAGAATAAATCATCAAATGATTATTCAATATCTGTTGGTGAATCTGATAAGAAGTTTAATGCTTACTTTAAAGCAGAAAACTTTAAAATGGTATCAGATGATTATGATGTTGCTATTTCTAAACAAAAGATAAGTCATTTTGTTAATAGAAACAAACCTATACAATATTGGATAGCATTAGAACCCGACTCTGAATTTTAAGGGAGGTTGTAATGTCTGATTTTTTATGGGTTGAAAAATACCGTCCTAAGAAAATTAGTGAGTGTATTCTTACACAAGACTTAAAAGAAACATTTACTAACTTCATTAAACAAAAAGAAATACCTAATCTACTATTATCTGGTAGCGCTGGTATTGGTAAAACTACCGTAGCAAAGGCCTTATGTGAGGAAATTGGTGCTGATTATATTATCATTAATGGTTCAGACGAGGGCCGTCATATTGATACATTAAGACATCAAGTTAAAAACTTTGCCTCAACGGTATCTCTTACCGAAGAATCTAATCATAAAGTTGTTATAATAGACGAGGCAGATTATATGAACGCTGATAGTGTTCAACCTGCTTTAAGAAACTTTATAGAAACATTTTATAAAAATTGTAGATTTATATTTACTTGTAATTTTGTAAACAAGATTATACCAGCTTTACATAGTCGTTGTACCGTAATTAACTTTTCTATCACAAATGGTCAGAAAGTAAAGACGGCAATGGCCTTTATGAAACGAGTTGAAGGTATTTTAAAAGATGAAAAGATTGACTTTGAAAAGAAAGTCTTATCTGAACTAATACAAAAACACTATCCAGACTTTAGAAGAATATTAAATGAACTACAAAGATATTCTGTTAGAGGTAAGATTGATAGTGGTATCTTGTTCAGTATGTCAAATGAGAATATAAAAGAACTCACAACGTCATTAAAAGAAAAAAGATTTAATGATATGAGAAAATGGGTGGTTCAAAACCTAGATAAAGAGCCTTCTCATCTATTTAAAACCATCTATGATTCTCTATATTCTAGTTTAGATACAAAGTCTGTTCCTCAAGCTATACTAATACTAGCTGGTTATCAATATAAGTCTGCTTTTGTAGCTGACCAAGAAATCAATATGGTTGCTTGTCTTACAGAAATAATGGCTAGTTGTAAATTCAAATAAACTAAATATGAAAAAGAGAAACCCAATAGCACTTGAATTGAGATCGCCAAAGTACAAAGCAAAAGTGGTGAAGCCCAAAAAAGGTAAGGGAAGTTTTAAAAGGAATAGTAATGGCAAGAAAAACGCTGTTTAGAGTAGTTGTAGTTAAGATAAGAATGTGGTGGGCCGACTTTAGAGGTCATCACGGTAAAGTTTGGGACTATGAACCAGGAGACTACTATATGGGTAGTCACAAAGGACACACTAAACATAAAAGAAAATAATGTACGAATTGAAAGATTATCTCAACGCTATTAATTTTAGTAAAGAGAAGTTATTAGATACAGACGATATAGTGTGGGAAAAGAAGTACCCACCCTATATAATTAACAAATGCCTATCAATGCATTATGATTGTATTGCTCAGGCTAATGAGATTAACGGATTTCACTTTCTTCCAAAGAAGATACAATTTCATTTTTTGATAAATAGTATCCGAAAGAGAAAACGATTTGGCGGTAAATGGTTATCATCTACCAAATTGAAGAATTTAGAGTATGTAAAAAATTATTATGGATATAGTAATGAGAAAGCTAAACAAGCTCTCAACATACTAAACGACAAACAAATTGAAGAAATTAAATTGTCCTTGAATAAGGGCGGGAGAAAAAGAAAATGAGTGAACAAGAAATACAATGGTCGCCAGAAAGTATGTTAGAAGTAACAATCAAACAGCCAGACGACTTCCTAAAAGTTAGAGAAACTTTAACAAGAATCGGTGTAGCATCCAGAAAAGATAAAACACTATATCAATCTTGTCATATTTTACACAAACAAGGTAAATACTTTATAACACATTTTAAAGAACTATTTGCTTTAGATGGCAAAAAGGCCACATTAGTTGAGAACGATATTCAAAGAAGAAATACAATAGCAATCTTATTACAAGATTGGAACTTAATTGATATAGTTGAAAAAACAAATGTTGAAAACAAGGCGCCATTAAGTCAAATTAAAGTATTACCATTTAAAGAGAAAAAAGAGTGGACGCTATCAGCTAAATATAATATAGGTAAAAAGGTTGAAGATAAAAAAGAGGATGTAAAAGATAGCGACAATGGAAGTACCAAAGTTTAAAGAATTTATTACAGAAACAGATATAGGTCGTAAAGATAAACCTATGACCGTAGCTATTGTTACAGTAGCAGATTCAAAAGACCCTAAAGAAAATACAACTGCTGATCTTATAACTAAAGCGTGTAAGAAAAAAGGCATTAAATGTATTATTGTAAATACTAAATCTACAATCATAACTCAAAAAGACGAAGACAAAAACACCTTAACTGTTTACAACTATGATGGTAAACAAGCTGAACACACTTTTACAGGTAGAGATACCGTTTGTATAGTTAGAGGTGGTGCTTTAGAAGATGAGGCAGGATTATCTATTATATCTGCTTTTCAAAACTCACAAGCATTTATGATGAACACAAGAGCAGCTATGCTAACTTGTGACAATAAATTAACAACAGCTTTACTATTTGAAAAGTATGGCCTTCCAACACCAAGAACAGCATACATTTCAAACGAAAGCAATATTAAAACTGCTTTAGATATGATTGGTGCTAAATTTCCAATTATTCTAAAGACATTAACAGGAACACAAGGCGTAGGCGTTATCAAAATAGAAAGTTACGAAGGCCTTGTGGCTACTGTACAGGCAATGTGGAAATTAGAAGCTGAACTTTTAATACAAGAATATATGCCTAGTGATTTTGATGTAAGAACTTTTTGTATTGACAATAAAATATTTGCTAGTACAAAGAGAACTCATAGTAGTTATGACTTTAGGTCTAACACACACAGAGGTGCTGAGGCAGAGCCATACATTTTAAGTAAAGAAGAAAAAGAAATAGTATTAAAAGCGGCTAGAGTATCCAGAGCATATATGGTTGGCGTTGATCACATTATACACAAAGGTAAACCATATCTATTAGAAATTAATGGTAGTCCAGGATCAGGTGCTGATTACGAGGGTTACCAACACAAAGATTATTATTCAGATTCAGAACCATCTGGTAGAATAGATGGCGAAGAAATGATGTCAAACGTAATAGATTGGGTAAAAGACAGAGCTCATTGGGATAGACAATCACTTATAGAATGTGGTTGGTTAGAAACGGTAGATTTAGATGAAGTAGGTAAAGTAAGATGTAAGTTTGATACAGGTAACGGTTCAAAGGCCTGTGCTTTACACGCCGATAAAATTTTAGAAGATGGTAAGATTGTTAAATGGAAATACAATGGTAAAACTTTTACTAAACCTAGACACGGTACAAGTAAAGTATTCAGAGCAAATGCTGAGGGAGAAGAGCCATCTGAAACACGACCAACAATTCTTTTGGATATTACATTTAATGGTTTCACGTATAAAGATATAGAAGTAGGTTTAGACCAAAGACCAAGATCAGGTTCAGACTTATTAGTAAACAGAGATTTAATGCGATTAATGAATATTAGTGTCAACTCTAATAGAACATTTGCATTAAGTAAACGATTGAAACCGGTAGAAAAAGACGGTAAAAAGACTAAAGTTGGCTTTGAAAAGAAATAACATTGCCTTTACTAGGTAATTGTGTTATATTATAAACAATAAGGAGAAATATTATGTCAAGTGAAATTAAGATGTTAAGACTATCTACTGGCGAAGATGTTATTGCTAAAGTAGGTGAAAACGACCAAGGTATAAGTTTAAACAAAGCTTTTGTAATTATACCTCAACAAATGGGTCCAGGAAAACCAGTACAATTGATGATGTCATTGTATAATGCTTTTGGTAAAAGTGAAACTATTACAATATCAAAAGATAAAATTGTTTTTATTACTGAACCTAAAGATGAGATATTAAAATCTTACGAACAAAATACAAGTAGAATTATTACCTCAACACCCGGTTTAATTACAGAAAATACAGTACCTAAACTTTAATGATTACGGTCTATTTTATGAGAGGGCAGGAAAAGATTCCTGTTCAAGTTGAAGAAGGTATGTCTTTGATGGAGGCAGCTAGAGATTTTGCTAAAACATCAATAGATGAAATACCTGCTGATTGTTCAGGTTGTTGTGCCTGTGCCACTTGTCACGTTATTATAGACAGAGAGTGGATAGTTAAAGTAGGTGAGGCAGATTATGATTCTGCTGAAACAGAATTAATTGAGTATGAAAAAAACTATGATCGTATGAGAAGTAGATTAGCTTGTCAAATTCAATTAGAAAAAAAACACAATGGTTTGATAGCACACTTGCTTGATAATCATAAATTGTAAGGGGGATTAGCTCAGTTGGGAGAGCGCCTGATTTGCATTCAGGAGGTCGCAGGTTCGATTCCTGTATCCTCCACCAAAATTTATTATGATCTTAAAAATATTAAACAAATACGAAGCTGCTCAATTTGTTTCTACTAGACATTATTCAGCAGTAATGCCTAGACTTACAAAATATTATTTCGGTTATTATGTAAAAGATAAGTTGTTAGGTGTTATAACTTTTGGCTGGGGCACTAGACCAAAACACACAATACAAAAATTGTTTCCTAGTTTAGACACGAAAGATTATTACGAGATTGGCAAAATGTGTTTAGATGATATTTTACCAAAAAACTCTGAATCACAATTATTATCAAAGTCTATTGATTGGTTAAAAAAGAACACAAATATAAAATATCTATTTACTTGGGCAGATGGTATTGTTGGTAAACCAGGTTATGTGTATCAAGCAGCTAACTTTTTATATGGTGGTTTTTCAATTACAGATACTTATATTTCTAAATCTGGCGAAAAGATACATCCAAGAACTATACAAGGCCAATTACCTAACAAAGAGGGTTTAAAATATGGTCATAGACCAAACCCTAAACAACTAATAGAATTAGGTTTAAGTAGAGTAAAAGGTAAACAATTTAGATATATCTACCCTATGTCAAAAAAATATAGAAAGTATTTGAAAAAGTCCACCGTAAAATGGTCTACTAATTACCCTAAACATAAAGATTTAATATGGTACATAAAGAAACCAGGTGAAAAAGATTATAAAGAAACTACATCAATACCATTTGACTTATCTAAAGAAATGGTGTATAATAAAAAGAATGTTGAATCATATAAAAGAGGTACTTTAAGTGAATTTCTATAAATCAGTTATTGAACATAGAGGTAAATTACTTGTTCGTGGTATTCACGGCGGTAAAGACTATAAAGAAAAGATAGACTTTGGTCCTACTTTGTATGCTTTAACACAACAAGAAACTGAATATAAAAATTTACAAGGTCAATATCTAAAATCTATTACATTTAAAAACATAGAATCTGCTCGTAAGTTTAGACGAGAAGTTGTAACACAAAACTCGCCAATCTATGGACTTGAAAGATACCATTATCAATATATTGGTAAAGAGTTTACTAAAAATATACAATGGTCAAAAGAGTTTATTAAAATCTTTACACTTGATATAGAGACTAGTTGCGAAAATGGTTTTCCAGATGTAGAAAATCCTATTGAAGAACTACTTTGTATTACAGTTAAAAATCAAACTAACAAACAGATTATTACTTGGGGTGTGGGCGACTTTAAGACCGATAGAACAGATGTAACTTATGTGAAATGTAAGAATGAAAAAGAACTTATATTTGAGTTTATGAAATTCTGGTTAAAAAATTATCCAGATATTATTACAGGTTGGAATACAAAGTTTTTTGATTTACCTTACTTAATGAATAGAATTAAACTAATAGCTGGCGATAAAGTTGCTAGTAGAATGTCGCCTTGGAATTTAATACAAAGAGAAGAAATACAAGTAAGAGGCAGAACTCAAACTGTTTATGACTTATATGGTATTACTAATTTAGATTACCTTGACTTATACAAATGGTTTATACCACAAAGACAAGAGAGTTATAAACTTGACTTTATTGGTCAACTAGAACTTGGTCGTGGTAAAGATGAAATGCCATACCCTACATTTAAAGAATGGTACGAGAAAGACTTTCAATCATTTGTTGATTACAATATACAAGACGTAGAAATCGTTGATGGCCTAGAAGATAAACTAGGTTTAATTGACCTATCATTAACTGTTGCCTATGAAAGTAAAGTAAACTATGGTGATATATTTTCACAAGTTAGAGTATGGGATACTTTGATAGCAAATCATTTAATGAAAAAAAATATATGTGTACCTCCTAGAGAAGAACATATAAAAGAGACGAAGTATGAAGGCGCTTATGTAAAAGAGCCTCAACTTGGTCAGCACAAGTGGGTTGTTTCGTTTGATATTAACTCCCTATATCCACATATTATCATACAATATAATATTTCTCCAGAAAAGATATTAGGCGTTAAATCATCTGGCGTTTCCGTAACAAAGATGTTATCAAACCAAACACCACTTGCTCATTTAAAAACAGAGGGTGCTTGTATTACACCTAATGGTGCTATGTTTAAAAACGATAGTCAAGGTTTCTTACCTGAAATGATGGAAACAATGTACAATGAGCGTGTTATTTACAAGAACAGAATGTTAAAAGCAAAACGAGAATATGAAAAAACTAAAGACCCTAAACTTGTAAAAGAAATATCTCGTTGTCATAATATACAATGGGCAAGAAAGATTGCCTTAAACTCAGCTTATGGTGCTGTTGGTAATCAATACTTTAGATATTATGATGTAAGACAGGCAAGTGGTATTACAACTGCTGGTCAGTTTATTATTAGATTTATAGAAAGCAAAGTTAATGAATACTTAAACAGAATATTACAGACACACGACAAGATAGATTATATCGTGGCCTCAGATACAGATTCAATTTATGTTACACTTGACAAGTTAGTAGAAAAAACTTGTGAGGGTAAAACTAATGACCAAATATGTAATTTTATTGACAAGGTTGTTGGCAGTAGAATAGAACCATTTTTAGAAAAATGTTTTGGTGAATTATCTGATTACACAAATGCCTTTAAAAATTGTATGGTGATGAAAAGAGAAGTTATCGCCGACAAGGGTATTTGGGTGGCCAAAAAGCGGTATATGTTAAATGTACTAGATGAAGAAGGCGTGAGACTCTCTGATCCAAAGTTAAAACTTATGGGTATAGAAGCTGTCAAGTCTAGTACACCGCAGGTCTGTCGTGGTAGAATTAAAGAGGCGATTAAAATTATTATGTCTAAAGAACAATCAGACTTACATAAATTTATTGCTGACTTTAAAAAGGAGTTTTTAGAACTACCTGCTGAGGCAATATCGTTTCCTAGAAGTTGTAATAACATTAAAAAATATAGAGACAATAATAGTGTGTTTATCAAAGGTACACCAATACACGTTAAAGGTGCTTTGATTTACAATTATCAACTAAAACAATTTAATCTAGGTAGAAAATATCCTTTTATACAAGATGGTGATAAGATTAAGTTTCTTAAATTATTAGAGGCAAATCCATTTAAGTTTGATGTAATAAGTTATATGACAAAACTACCAACAGAATTTAAATTAGAACAATACATTGATTACGAACTACAATTTGAAAAAACATTTTTAGATCCAATGAGATTTATATTACAAGCAATAGGTTGGAAACACGAACCAACAGCAAATTTAGAGGCATTTTTTCAATGATATCCACTTTATTTTTATCTTTAATATCTGTTCATTGGGGTTTTGCTACAGGAGCTATATTGGCCAGTAGAACGGATTGGTCGTTTCCAAGATTTCTAATTATAATTTTACTTATTAAAATATTTACAATGTCTTATGCTACACAAAACTAAAAAATTTAATAAAATCATTAAAGCAGACAGTTTAGAACACTTAAAAACTTTAGACGATAATGTTTTTGATTCGTGTGTGACAGATCCACCTTATCATTTAACATCTATTGTAAAAAGATTTACAAATGGACCAGCTGCTAAACACGGTAAAGATGGTTCTTTTAACAGATTGTCAAAAGGGTTTATGGGGCAAGAATGGGATGGTGGTGATATTGCTTTTCAAAAAGAATTTTGGGAACAAGTATATAGAACTATAAAACCAAAAGGTGTGTTATTAGCTTTTGCTGCTACAAGAAATTATCATAGAATGGCAGTGGCTATAGAAGACGCTGGTTTTGAAATTTTTGATATGATTAATTGGGTATATGGTAGTGGTTTTCCTAAAAGAAAAAACTTACTAAAACCAGCACACGAACCTATTGTTATGGCAAGAAAAGGTGTTAATAAAGATTTAAATTTAGATGAATGTAGAGTACCTTTAGATGAAAATGACGACCCTAAAAATTGGCATAGTAATAGAGATAAAAAAGAATATAAAAACACAGAAAATATATTTAAGTTAGGTATGAAAAATATATCATCTAAACAAAATGATAAGGGTAGATATCCTTCAAACTTTATACACGATGGATTAAATGAAGATTGGTCAAAATATTTTTATTGTACAAAGGCAAGTAAAAAAGAAAAAGATGGCACAGATCACCCTACTGTAAAGCCTTTAAAATTAATGAGGTATCTAGTCAGATTAGTCACACCAAAAGATGGTTTAGTATTAGATCCATTTGCTGGTACAGGAACAACAGGTGAGGCTGCCTTACTAGAGAATAGAAATTATTACTTAATAGAAAAAACAAAAAAATATCTATCTGTTATAGAAGATAGATTAAACAAACACAATAGGCACTTTTTATGACACCAATAATAGCGATAGCAATAAGTTTAATACCAATTTTATTAATGGTTGGACTAATGGTAATGTGGAACAATGAAGACCCTAAATAGAGAACAGGCACTATATTGTGCTAAAATATTTAATGATTATTTTGGCCAGTTTAATAGGATAGATGAGTATATGAGAGACCAAAAGATGTCTCAATTAAATGATACTATCTCTGCTAGTTTACCTGGTATGGGTCCTGAAACAGAAATATTTGATAACTTTGATATGAGTCCACAAGATATGGACTTTGATATTGTTGAACCAGATAATACAACATTTGATTCATTTTTAAATCTAATATCTTCACACACTAATATGTCAAGTGTGCCTGGTAAAAATCTAAAAATAGGTGTAAAAGAAAAAAATACTAATAAGTGGGTAGGTTTTATTAGATGTGGCTCGCCTGTTATTAATATGAAACCACGAAATGTTTTATTAGGTAATGTACCAGAGTTGGTAACATTTAATAAGACTTCTATTATGGGTTTTGTAATAGTACCAGCACAACCATTTGGTTATAATTATCTTGGTGGTAAACTATTGGCTGCCATATGTTGTAGTCATTGGGTAAGAGAAAAATTAAATAACAAGTATGGTATGAACTTATCATTATTTGAAACAACAAGTTTATATGGTAATAGTAAATCATCTAGTCAGTATGATGGTATGAAACCTTATTTAAGATACAAAGGCCTAACTGATAGTGACTTTATACCTTTAATACACGGTAAACCTTTCCACGACTTATCATCTTTTGTTCAACAACACGTAGGCAAATTAATTAAAGATGACGCCTCTAGTAGAAAGTTAAAATTAACACAAGCTATTATAGGTTTAGTTAAAAGAAGTTTAGACGGTAACGATTTGGATATGTTTAATACAACCATTGTTAATGCTAAAAAATTAACAGAAAGAAAAAGATATTACAGTTGTAATTATGGTATTAAGAATTATATAGATATTGTAAATGGTAAAACAAAAGACATTATCAAAGACGATAACTACGATAAGTATAACCTAAATAATATTATAGAGTGGTGGAAAAAGAAAGCGACCAACAGATATAATAATTGTAAGAATGATAATCGCTTGAGAAAAGAACTTGAAATATGGTCACCAAATGCTAAAATACAAATTATCAGATGATTACAAAAAAGAGTTACGAAGATTTAAAAGAATATTGGGACTATCAAAGGAAGATTGCCTATAACAAAGAAATGGTTATGAATATGGCAGAGCAATTTGAGGGTAGAGTATATAATGATTTTGGTATGGTAAGTATAGATGAAATGAAAAACTTACTATGGACTAGAGTTAAGCCTGAAGATTACGAAGAGCCTAGAAAAGGTTGGGTACCTGAGGATCCTAAATTAAGATTTGAGGGTGAAGGTTCAGCCCATATGCCAAAATTAGATTTTGAATTTCCGAAAACCAGAAGTGGTAGACCGGTAGTATTGAGAGCAAAAAAAAATGATAAAAGTATTTGACGACATTGTAGATATATTTGACCAAGAAATAATTAAACATCAAGTTATGAACGAGTCTTGGTTTCAATACGCAGATGATGTTTCAATAAAAAATAATCAACATCAAAGACGACCAGGTTTTAAACACATATTTGATTTAGATGTATTACACGATAGTATAAAAAAAGTAGTCAATAATTGTAGTAAAAAAATAGGTAGAAAACCCATACAATTAGTTGATCAGTTAGTTGGCGATAAGATAATGGAGGCTAGGTCTTTCTTACAATTACCATTAAATACAGATTTTGCTGGCACAGGTGTTGATACTCCTCATTTAGATAGATTTGAACCACATTTAGTATATCTATATTATGTGTGTGATAGTGATGGTGACACTATAATATATGATTATAAAACAGAGAAAGAGGGTGATGTGCCTTTCTTTGAAGATATAAAAGAATTAAAGAGAATTACACCAAAACAAGGTAGAGTTGTAGTGTTTGATGGTATGTATTGGCACACGGCTGAACAACCTAAAAAAGATGTGAGGTGTATCTTAAATTTTAATATAAGTAGTAATGGGACTTGACTTTATAAGAACAATGATATATAATAATAACAATAAATTTATGGAGGAATTGATATGAGTAATTTTCTAAAAGATATAATCAAAGAAACAGGTAATGAATACGCCACACTTGTTAGTGAGGGTGTTGATTCGGCAGACGTAACAAGTTTCATAGATACAGGTTCTCACTCTTTTAACGCTTTACTATCAGGTAGTATATACGGTGGTATGCCTGGAAATAAAATAACAGCAATCGCTGGTGAGGCCGCTACAGGTAAAACATTTTTCGCTTTAGGTATTTGTAAACATTTTTTAGATACAGATAAAGACGCTGGTGTAATTTACTTTGAATCAGAAAGTGCTATCTCAAAAGATATGATTGAAGGCCGAAGTGTAGATAGTAAAAGAATGGTCATAGTGCCAGTTGCTACAGTACAAGAATTTAGAGCACAATCAATTAAAATTATAGACAAATATTTAGAACAACCAGAGGCAAGTAGAAAACCTTTAATGTTTGTATTAGATAGTTTAGGTATGTTATCTACTACAAAAGAAATGGAAGATACAGCTGCTGGTAAAGAAACAAGAGATATGACTAGATCAC